CTGCAGGTAGTCCGTCAGGATCTCGGCCATCTCCATCGAAACGGACTCGCCATCGACGCCCCTGAGCTTCTTCCTCAGCGTTTCCGCCGAGATCGACTTGCCACGGCGCTTGCTAATGTGCGCGGCCGCGTCCTGCAGCCCCCCAGGAGCACGGGTCACTGCGTTGTGCAGCGCGTCCCGCCAATAGAGGTCAGAGCGACGGCACGTCATGCGCCCCCCTGAAATGCGCCATCGATCATCGTGGAAAAGCTGACTGCGGCGGGGACAACATTGACCGCATGGCAGAGATCATCAGTTTCCCGCAGCGCATGCGCTTCACCGCTGTCCGCACCTATGACGCCGCAGCAGGCGTCGGCGGAGTAGTAGCGGTGCTGTTTGCGCCCGCAAACCTGGCTCATGTCTGCCGACGCGGTCATGCAGTTTCAGCCGGCCAAATGTCGGGACGGATTGCGGCGAGCGCCAACGGCTCGCAACCCAGCGCGACACCGATCTCGACCGATGCCAGCTGAATCTTTCGCGCCAAGACCGGGCTGGGCTTCTTGTTCCTCCATCCGGTCGCGCACTGCCACAGGTATCCCTCAGAACTGCCGGTCAAGGCAGCGAGGCGCCGCTTACGTTCGGGGTCCGAAATGAAGGTGAGTAGGTCCATAGGGGCATTATTTAGCCCGGAGCTAAACCTCATTGTCAAGCGCTCAGCGCAACTTCCCTGTTTAGCTACTAGCTACGCTTGGCGTATGGATGCCATCACCGCCAGACACCTCAACCTCCAGGCCCTGGTCGCCACGCTAAAACCCCAGTTGGGGACGCAGAAAGCGATCGCCATCCACCTGGACATGGCGCCTTCCTATCTGAACCAGCTATTGAACGGCAAGAAGATGGGGGATGACGTTGCGCGCAAGATCGAACGCGCGGCCGGGCTATCCCATGGCTGGCTGGACCAGCCGAGGTCCGACGACGACGCTGGTGCTGGGGCCGCTGCTGGTTCTCAGGATCTGCGAATCGACCCTGAGATCATCGCCTCCGCGATTAGGCTTGTGAGGCTGACCTTCGCCAACCTCGGAATTGATGACTTCAGCAATGAAGAAGACGGTACACCACTGGCTTATGCCTACGAGTACCTCTATCAGCGAGGTGAGGCAACGGTAACGCCCGACAACCTGATCGACTTCAGCAAGGCGCTTGCGCAAAGGCTCAGGGAGAAGGATGGAGAAGCAGAAGAAGGAGCCCCCAGCCGCGGGGACACTCGAAGCATTGGCCCAGGTGATCGCTCAGCGCGTCGCAAGGCGTGATGGGCAAAGGCCCAAGCTGCGTCTGGTCGAGAACCCTAGGCCATCGACCATCGATGGCGTGACGCGAGACAGCATCCTCCGGCGTATCCGCTGGCTCCGCGATCACTACAACCTGGCTTGCTTGATCGATCAGGCAACGTTCAACACGCCAGGCATCGACTGCCTTGAAAACGACGCGCTGGCGCGTCTGCACCGAGAAATGGAAGCCGCGAGGGAATGCTGCATGGACGGAGTTCCGCTGGATGAGGCTGGCTTCATCCGGGACATTTCCATCCAGGACGCGTGACCCTGAACCAGAGCAAGTGGGCGCGCAAAGCGCCCACACTTACGGCGTGCTGGCACCCGAATATTTTTCCCGCGTTGCTCGCTCTCGCTCAGCCCGAGCGTCACCGCACCGCTTCCTTGCCTCGGCCATCTGGCTGTCCGCAGAAATCCTGTCAGCGGTCTGGGCCTGCTGCAAGCTAGCAATCTGAGACCGTATACCAGACGCATAAGTGGCGCCGGCAAGGTTGTTCCTTGCCGTAGCAAGTTCACGGTTCAGCGCGGCGATCTGACGCGACACATCCTGCCCCCGGGCGCTGACCGGGCCGTAGATCCTGCTCTGCTCCGAGGACACACAGTTGCGCTCGGCGATGCCTGCATCAGCAAGCTCTGTCGTTTGGTACACCGCCGCGCGATTTGCAGCCTCGCCCGAACTCTCCGTGGCAGCGCGGTTCGACCGCAGCTTCATTGGGGCCGCATCTGCGGAACATGGCGCCTGCGAGTAGACCGTCTCGCCACTCCTCCCTTTGCACTTGAACACCTCGGCCGAAGCCCATGGCGCGCACGCAAGCGCAACCCCTAGCACCATCAACCTGCTCCACATGTCAGCCTCCATGGCCCCTGTATGCCTAGGAATTATCAGGCGAGACCGGCTTATTTTCAGCCCCGCGCCACAATTTAGCTATCAGCTATTGCAATCAGAATTTAGCTGTGGGATAAATTCTCCCGCCGGCCATCAGCCGGCGGGCGACCGGCGGGTCGCCACCCTGCCGGCCCCTCCCCTCGCCGGCAATAGCCGCCCCCTCGGCACCTGACCCGCCGGCGCCCTCCTTCGAACAGGAGCGCGCCATGTCCCATCGCTACGCCGATCCAAGCCCCTGCCTGCTGCCGCTGTTGGCCGTGAAGGCCCTGCGGGCCGTGGCAGCCCGCGATCACAGCACCGCCCGGACCCTTTGGGTTCGCAGCAAGGGCGAACACAACCGCAACCAGCGGCGCCGCTCCCGGCGCATGGGCGTCGCCAGCCTCCGCCTGGAGGCCTGCTCGCGCGACCTGTCGGCTGAGGTGCGGGCATGAGCGCCGCCGAAACCGCGCTGGCAACCCTGGAACGCATTGCAGGGACAAACGCCGAGTTCGGCGCCGTTGCAGCTGCCACGCCGGACTTCATGATTCGCGTTGGCGAATCCATGTTGAAGAAGCAATCCGCCGATCTGCGCAAGGCACATGCCCTGCTTTCGGAATTGGTCGTGCAGGGCGACCGCCTGACCACTGCGTTCCGGGCACTGGGCGTCGACAACAGCCTGATCAATCGCTCGCGGCTCGCCCGAGCGTGCGAAGAGTCGTTGGTCGCCTTCGATGCCGCGCTCGCCCGTGCCAAAGGAGGCGCTGCATGACCCGCCGCCTCCGCCTTGCATGGGCAGCCGTCGCGCTGGTGGCGGCAGTTGTCGTGCCACTGCGTATCGCCGAGATCCACCAGGCACACGGCGACCGTGATGCAGCCAAAGCACGCTGGCCGATCAGCACCTCGGTGAGGGGCTGACCATGCGCCAGACCGCTCGCCCTCTCCCCGACTCAGTGCCTCTGTGCGGGCTAGGCCATCGACCGCAGATCGTCGTGACCGAAGGCGCCCCGACCGGCCACCTCCTAGGTGCTCCCTGCCCGCCGCTGCTGCACATCGAATGTCATAGGTGTGGCCTCGCCACCCGCCCGGTACCGATGGAAAAAGCCGCGCTGGCAGAGCTGCGCTGGACGGACCCAAGCCTCGCGCACCTTCGCATCCCGATCTCCCTGCTCGCCCGCCATCGCGGCGAGGTCCTGGCCGAGATCGCCGCCGACTCCCCTTCCACGCCCATCGCTGCCTGACCAGGAGAACAACCCATGTCCGCTCCACTCAAGCCGAAGGAAAAAGCCGCGTTGCTCGCAGCGCATGGCGCTTCCGACCTCAGCCTCCACCGCACCGCCAACGGATTCGCGCCCCGCAACCACCCCGAGAAGCTTTTCACGCGCCGCGTCATGAACTGGCTGGATGAGCGCGTCCTGATCAGGTACGACGACCCGCAGCTGCCGCGTAAGGCGACCTTGACCGCCACCGGCATCGCCGCCGCCGAGGCAGAAATCGCCAAGGCCCGCGACCTGGCAATGACGGCATGAGCGTGCAACCCACTCTGCCAGTGGAGCAGCAATTCGCCACCGGCCATCAGGGCGAGTCACTCGTATTGATGGTCTGCCAGGGCTGGCTATGGGCCGGCCTCTACACCGCCGCGCCGCGCGAGTCGCTCCTGAAGGTCGCCGCCAGCGCCAGCCGGAGCGTGGGGGTATCGCACCACTCGCTCACCCTCGGCGGCGTCTCATTTTCCCTCAACCGACTTGCCGCCCAGGCCGCGCACCGCTGGCTCGACCGCCAAGGCGTGCGTGTTCGTTCGATCTCCCCCAACAACCGCGCTACGCGCCGCACGCGAGGAATCGCCGCATGAACCGCTCTGTTGTCATCTACGGGCCGCAACGCTGCGGCAAGACCTCCAACGCACAGGAACTGCGCACGCACTTTGGCCTGCGTGAGGTACTGGACGACTGGGACGGCCACACCGCGTATCCACTGGAGGACACGCTCGTCCTGACCAACAATCCGGATGCCGTTGCTCACCACTCATCGCGTGTCCTGCACCACGGCTGGGCAATGCGCGAAATGCTCGCGGAGGCCCGCGCATGAGCGCCCGCCCGCAACAGATCGGCCGGGCCGCCGAAGTGCGCAAGGTCCTGTCCATGTTCCCGCAAGGCGCTACGGTCGAACAGATCAAGACCGCTGGTCGCATCAACAGCACGCACCAGGCTATCGGCTACACGTTGAAGGGGTTGGCGCGCAGCGGCCAGGCCATCTGTCACCGCTCGGGCGTGCGCGGGATCTGGCGCCTCTCCAGCCACACGCAACATGCGATCGCGCCGCTGCGCGCGGCACCCGCGCGTGAACGACCGACCTGCGTGGTAGGTCCGCTCACCGGCGTCAGTGACGCGGCGACCACGATTCGTCACAGGGAACTCGACCGGCAGCAGTTAGCCGACGACCTGGACGCCTTCCTCGCAGCGGGCGGACACATCGAGGTGCTTGGGCACACCCCACTTCGCCCGCAGATGAGCCGGCACGCCGCCAACCACGGCAGCTATGCAGAGCGCATGGCAGCCCATGAGATGGACTGAGGCACGCATGAGCAGCAAATCCCACGCCGCGACCGCCACCGAACCCGGCAGGCCCGGCAGTACCTATTCCGATGGCCCCGTCTGGCACGCCTTCGGCCTCAGCCGCGCCGCCTATCACGTGGTGCCGCGACGCACCCTGCAGTCGATGCCGATCGAGTGGCAGGCGCGCTTTGTCGCGCTGATCGAGGAAGCACGCGAAGTGCTTCCTGATGAGGCTTTCCCTGAGTACCAGGTGATTCGCATCGACGCCGGCCGGTTCGCCTCCGACCCGAACCGGCGCTATCGCCATGCCGCGCCCTTCCCCCTTCGCTCCGCTGGCGCCGAGCAGGCGCCCCAGATAGCGCCGCTCGCAGGCGCGTTCGTCAACACCGACACCCAATTCAAACAGGCCCGCCGATGACCGCGAACCTCACGCTTCTTCCCACGAACTGTCCCGTTCTGCGCGACGCGTTTGAAACGATCAGCGCGATCGCTGTCGAGGCTGTGTGGCTGCCCAACCAGGCGAAGGCCATCACCCTCGCGCAGGCCCAGACCGCGCTGCGAGACCTGCACCACCGCCTGCCGCGCTTGCAGGATCTGCGCGTGTTCGAAGCCGCCGTAACCGCCTATGTGGCGACTCTGCGCAGCAGCATGCAGGACGGCGACACGCCTCTCTGCGATACCACCCGTGCCCGGCTGGCGCAGGCGACCGAACTACTGGAGCTGGTCAGGAATCAGTCCCGCACCGCTGTCGATCCAGCGGACCCGTGGCGTGGCCTGTACCACCCCAGTCGGCTCCCGGCGCGCAAAGCCGACGGCGAGATCCCGTGCCATCCGGATGTGCCGATGTGGGCTGACGGTCGCGAGGTGTCGTTGCGGCCGTTGTTCCTCGCGCAGGGATTCGACCTGCAGGTGACGTTTGGCGACTTCACCGAAGAAGCCGTGGAGAGCGGCGACCATCGTTACTGGGACGAGATGCGCGCGTGGCAGCCCATTGGCCCCGGCGCAGATTGGCGCCTGGTGTGGCTGGGTGACACCGAAGATGGCCCAGCCGCATGGTTCGTGCAGCCCTTAGCCCTCGCCGCCCACCGGCCGGTGGGGGAGCCAATGGTGTGGCTGATCCACTGGTCACACCAAGGCGGTCAACCCGAGGCGACCACAAGCGCAAGCCGCGTGAAGGCAGTGAGCATGCTGTCCAACCCGCCGCGAATCGAACCGCTCTACACCTCACCGCCCGCGCAGTCCGTGAACCTCGGCGAGGTCATCGAGCAGATTGCCGAGCAGTGGGACGGATGCAGCTACGCCGCCGTGGGCGAAACCATCGACATTGGACAGGCGATTCGGGCTGCGGGTAAGCGGCTCACCGACAGCCGGGCGTTGGGCAATGGCTGACCAGGTGACCACCATCGTGCTGCCGGGCGCCGAGCTGCGGATCCTTCGCCACGCTCTGGGCGTCGGCGACGGCGGCCTGGAGCGCAGCTATCGCAACCATTTCGTGACCGGCAAGGGCGGAGCCGACCACCAGCACTGCATGGCGCTTGTCGAGCGTGGATTCCTGGTCCGGCGTGCGGGCAACGCGATCACCGGCGGCAGCGACCTGTTCAACGTAACCCAAGCCGGCCGCGCAGCGGTGCAGGAGCACACCCCGCCGCCACCGAAACTGACTAGGTCGCAGCAGCGCTACCAGCAATTCCTGCGCTACGACGGTGGCGTGACGTTCGGCGAGTATCTGCGGGGGGGGCGATGAAGGCGATCAGCCGCGCAAGCCGCGGCGCGCGAAATGGGCTGCGCTGGTGCTGGAGGAGGTGTGCTCATGGGTGAGGAAACGCGCTACATCCTGTGCCACCCCGAGCCTTGCGCCTACCAGCGCCGCGACACGATGCCCGCAGATACCGGCGGGCACAGCCAATGGCATGAAATCGGCAAGAACTTCTACATGCAGCTGGAGCGCCTCCACATCGAATCGCCGTGGACCGTCCGCGGGATCGAGCTGCGAAAGCTCTATGCGGCGAAGGAGGACTGACGGTGCGTTACCTATCCCTGTTCTCTGGCCTGGAAGCCGCCCACCTTGCCCTCGCCTCGTTGGGCTGGGAATGCGTGGCCGTGTTCGAGATCGACCCTGCTCCATGCGCAGTGCTGCGTCATCGCCTGCCCAACGTGCCGAACCTTGGGAGCGTCACCGATATCACCGACGAGCAGATCGCCGCGCTTGGACCCATCGATGCGGTGATCGGCGGCAGCCCGTGCCAGGACCTCTCTGTCGCGGGCCGCCGTGCTGGCCTCGCCGGCGCTCGCTCGTCGCTGTTCCACCACCAACTGAGGATTTTCCATGCAGCTAGACATTTTTGCAGGGCCCGCTGGCTCTGGTGGGAGAACGTGCCCGGAGCCTTCAGCAGCAATGACGGCCGAGACTTTGCTGTGGTGGTTGGTGAAATGGCAGGATGCGACCTCACTGTCCCCCGCGATGGCTGGGCCAGCGAAGGCATGGCAGTCGGTCAGCACGGGCTCGTCGAATGGAGCGTGCTGGATGCGCAGTGGTTCGGACTGGCGCAGCGGCGCCGCCGCGTGTTCGCTGTCCTCGATACTGGAAACTGGACCGATCGACCCCCGGTACTTCTTGAGCCCGACAGCCTGCGCGGGGATTCTGCGCCGCGCCGAGGCCAGGGGGAAGGAATTACCAGCACCCTTACGGCTGGCACTGGAAGCAGTAGCGGCCCAGGGATGCGAGCAGGGTGCGACGGCGGAAGCGGCCTGATCCAGCACACTCTCGGATACGGCGGCGGCCGCACCAGCGGGGAGATTGAGGTGGCGGCATGCCTCACCGCGAAAGGCATGCGCATCGACTTCGAAGTGGAGACGTTCCTTGTCCAGCCGGTGGCGCACACGCTGCGTGCTGGCGGATTCGACGGCAGCGAAGACGGCACCGGCCGCGGCACCCCGCTGATCGCCTTCGACTGCAAGGCGGCAGGTGATACCGGAATGTCGATCGAAGACGCCCCCGGCACCCTGCGCGCCGCGCACGGCGCCGGCCATGCAGCCGTGGCTTACGCGATCCAAGCAGGCGCGACCAGAGTCAACCCGGCCAGCGGTCCGGACGGTGTCGGCGTGCAAGCTGATCACGCATACACGATCGAGGCGCGCGCCGAGGTGCAAGCCGTTGGATACATGCCCAACCAGGTCCGCCGCCTCACCCCGCGCGAGTGCGAGCGTCTGCAGGGCGTCCCTGACGACTGGACGCTGACGCCGAACGCCAAGGGGAAGCCCATGGCAGATGGCCCCCGCTACAAGATGCTGGGCAACAGCTTCGCGGTCACTGTCATCCAATGGATTGGCGCGCAGATATTCGCTGCTCACCATGCCTCAACAGCTTCCACCGAGGCCCTCTAATGAACTTGAACGTCGCTCGCCAGAGAATGGCGAGGAGTACGAGCTTTTCCTTCCGCAGCAGATTGCCCAGGATTGGAACAGCCAGGGTCCCGCACACCAATAGTCAAGAGACACTGTCACTCGTACGGCGTGTAGTCCTCAACTGGCTCTCCTACAAAATCACGGAACCGGTTCGCGTACTCGATGCTAAGCCCCTTGAAGAAGATCAAATGATCCTTGAGGAGTTGGAAGTCTCCTGGCCTGCCTACGTAGCGAACCCTTCGCTCCGGAGCGCTGTCAGGGTGGAGCTCTATAGTTCTTGCAGCCATAAGCCGGACCATGTCGTTCAATGTACGGCTGTTGCTGATCAGAGTTGCCAGATCAGCACCCAAGCTGTCAGGAAGATTATGGATGCGGCCTTCCACTCTCTCGCTCCCCGGAAGCATAGGGAACGAGCACTCTCGGAGAAGGGTATCGAGCGCGCGCGTGCTCAAGACCCTTACTGGCTCGCTTGGGACTACAGCGGAATCGATCAAAGGAAGCAAAGAATTAAGCCGTGCGGGCAATGCTGTGACCTCGTGCAGCAGCAGCCGACCGATAATGCGGGCATCCTCTTTTCGAAGCCTGACAGAATCAGCGTGCTGAAACCGCGCAATTTGGGCAGCGCGCTGGGAAGTCCTCCAAGCGAGCACCGCAACGACCACAGTTACCAAGCCGACCGCTCCACTGACGACAGCCGGCCAGTCGATGACGCACGTGCTACTCAGTACCTGACACTCCAAGATGCCATCGCTCCAAGACACGTAATCTTCCTTGCCCGTTACGCGGGCATCAACCTGAGTATGGCGATCTTCTCACGCGCCTGCCAAATACAGGAAGCATGCTTGATTGCATCCGAGGCCCGCGATGCGGCGTAGCCAACTATCACCGGAAGAGCAAGACGACACCTTGGGCCTGGAAGGAGCCGCAAGGATGCTGCGGCTTGGCCTAGAGGCGATGAAAGACTTGGTGGACAAGGGCGAGGTCCCAGCCGTGCGGCTGAACCAGAAACACACGGTAATGCTGCGTGAGGATCTCATCGACTTCCTGCGTTCGGAAGGGCGCAGGCAAGCTGCTGAGCGGAAGAAGTCGGCCATCGGGACCCAGCCTGCAGCCAACTCACCCGCACCTGGGCCGACAAGACGTCCAAGCAAGTCCCGCCGCACTAAGCTTCCCGACCTCCGCGCCTACGAGCAGGCCGATCACCAAAGCTGATCGGCCAAATCGGAGGCACGCAGGTTGGCGTACCGCTTCAACTGGCGCGGATCGCGATGCCCAGTGATGCTCGCGATCTTGATGTCTGTCAGCTTGGTCTTTTCGTACAGTCGGCTCGTCGCTTCGTGACGTAGATCGTGGAATCCTAAATCCGCGCATCCGGCGGCGACGAAGATGCGCTCGAACTGGCGCGACAGCTTGCTCGATACACGCCGCAGGGCCAGCGGCGTACGCTCGCCCGCCCAGAATGGGAACAGCCGGCCTTCATAATCACCCTCATACGCGGCAAGCTTCGCCAGCAGTACCGAGGTCATGGGTACCTGACGCTTGCTCCCATTCTTTGTCTTGTCCAAGAAGATCGTGCGCCGCGCCACATCGAGCTGGCTGCGCTCCAACGTGTAGATCTCGCG